TGATGTCATCACTATTAGAACAGGCAATCGTTGATGCCAAGGCTTTGAAAGAAGCAGCATTGAAAAATGCAGAGGCATCTATTATTGAAAAGTATTCTTCCGAAGTTAAAAGCACACTTGACAAGCTTTTAGAACAAGAAGAAGCTCCCCCTGGTATGGAAGGAGATTTTGCCGATCTCGGAGGCGATCTTGGTGTTCCACCTGAAGGTGGAGTAGAAGAGCCAGAAATGGGAATGGGAGGCCCACAGGGAGAAGAACTATTCGAAGATGATGACGAGCTTACCCTTTCGGCAACTGATGGTCTAGATAAATCTGATGTTCGTCTTAATGAAGAAGACGATGAAGTCCCAGTAACTATCAATCTTGACGCTCTTCGTGAGGCAATCGAGAATCTTGAAAATCAACTTGATGAAGAAGAAGAGATTGATCTTAACGAAGAAGATTTAGCTTCTTTATTTGAGGAAGACGATCTTTTTGAAGGTGCTGGAGATGTTGCTAGCAAAATTATGAACTTTATTAAGTCAGGCGGCAAGCTAGCTGACTTTATTCAGAAGGCGGCTTCGATCACAGGAGATGCTGCTGATGTTGAACAATTAGTTGGTGCTTATGCTGGCAACACCGAAGAACTAGAAAAGGATGCTCAAGCCCTAGAGGACATTATTAAGTCCCTAAGAGATAGAGGTTCGGTTGCTGCTTCACCAGTTTCTAAAAATTTAGAACTTTCTGAAAGCGACTTAGAATCTTTGTTTGAAGAAGATGAAGAAGATCCTCTTGATGCAATGGCAGACGCCATTATGGAAAAACTTAGAGTTGATACTGGTGCTGATCTCTCTGGCTGGGCTGGATCGAGATCAGAAGAAAAGAAGTATCAAATGGAAAGAGGGCTGGCCGCAAGAAAGTCAACTGGTGTTGATGAAGAAATTAAGGCCATGAAGAAAGCCCAAGAAGAACTTGTTTTTGAGAACAAGTCACTTAAGAAAAAGATTTCACAATTAGCTAGTGTTTTGGAACAAGCTAAAGACAACCTACAGGAAGTCAATGTTTCAAACGCTCGCTTACTATACACGAACCGTGTGCTTAGAAATACCTCCTTGAATGAGCGACAGAAAACTAAAATTGTCGAAGCTATTTCCAAAGCTGGTTCGGTTAAAGAGGCAAAGACAATATTTGAGTCTCTTCAAAGCACAGTGGCGTCTACACCAAATCGTAGACCACAATCACTTAGCGAAGCAATCTCACGTCCAAGCCAATTAATCCGCGCTTCTCGTCATCAAGACCAGAAGCCTGTCGATCCATTTACAGATCGATGGAAAAAACTAGCAGGTATTTAACATATATAAGGAGGTATAAATGTCTGGACTAATTGAAAGATTAACTGAAGGCGTAGTTAATCGTGACATGAGAGCAGAGTCTCATGCCCTACTCAAGAAGTGGGAACGCACCGGTCTTCTCGAAGGCCTTGACTCAGAAAGAAACCGTAACTCAATGGCTCGTCTACTTGAGAACCAAGCCAAGGAGCTTCTTCGTGAGTCTAACACCATGTCCGGTGGTAATGTCGAAGGTTTCGCAACCGTAGCATTCCCAATCGTTCGTCGTGTTTTCGCTGGACTTATCGCTAACGACCTTGTTAGTGTTCAGCCAATGAGCCTACCATCAGGTCTCATCTTCTTCCTAGATTTCACCTTCGGCCCAGGTCTTGGTGAAAGCACTGACACTAGTGGTCGTTTTGGTAACACTACTACTCAGGGTGGAGCTTCTATCTACGGTACTAACCGTGTTGGTAGCCAAATCACTGGTGGTGTTGACCTTGTTGGCACCAATGCTGTAGACCTTTCTGGTCCTCGTACTTCTGCCCGTGGTTATGCCTTTGGTTCTGCTACTGGTTCAGTTACTGCTCAGACTGCTTCTCTTGCCATTCCAACCAATGGTAGTTTCCCGCTTTCATCTTCAATGGTGGCAGCTAACAAGAAGCTTATTGAGTACGACATTGATGTTCTTGCTCTTGAGCAAGATACCGCTGATCGTTCAGTTCTAGTTGTTGATGTCGATATCTCTAGACACACAACCGCTAATGCTGACCTTGATAACCTTTCTGCTTTCAAGGTGACTGGTTCACTTGCCAACCTATTCACTGGTTCAGCCGGTGGTCAGCCAACTTCAACCCTAACCCAGGTTCGTCGTCTAACCAGAAAGGTTGCTGCTGCTGATTCAGCTACTGGTAATGAGGCTATTCGCTATGTCTTTACCCACACAGCGAGCGTAAGCGGTGTTACTGTTAATGGCGCCGGTACTCTTACTGTTCAGGTTCCTGAAGCTGATGCCCTCGACGTTGGTTCTGGTACTGCTCTTGGTGCTATCGGTAGTTACAGTTACCCACTAGAAGGTAACGCTAACATTCCTGAGATTGACATCAAGGTTGATTCCATTGCTGTTACCGCTCAGACCAAGAAGCTCAAGGCTAAGTGGACCCCAGAGCTAGGTCAGGATCTTAATGCTTACCACAACCTCGATGCCGAAGTTGAGCTTACCCAGATCCTCTCTGAGCAGATTGCTCTTGAGATTGACCGTGAGATCCTCGCTGACCTTGTAAACGGTGCTACTGCTGGTACCTTCTACTGGTCACGTTCTCCAGGTATGTTCCTTAACCGTGAGACTGGTGCTGAGGTTGGTGCTTCTGCTGCTGCTCCTGACTTCACCGGTACCGTTTCTGAGTGGTACGAGACTCTCGTTGAGACCATCAACGATGTTTCTGCTCAGATCCACCGTAAGACTCTTCGTGGTGGTGCTAACTTTGTGGTCCTCGGCCCAGAGATGGCAAACATCCTTGAGTTCACCAGCGGCTTCCGTGCCTCTGTAACTCATGACGACGAGTCCGGTTCAATCGGTGCTGTTAAGGCTGGTTCCCTTAGCAAGAAGTTTGATGTCATTGTTGACCCTTACTTCCTTCGTAACGTCATTCTAGTTGGTCGTCGTGGTAGCAGCTTCCTTGAAAGCGGCTATGTCTACGCTCCATACGTCCCACTACAGACTACTCCAACAATCTTCGGACCAGAAGACTTCGTACCACGTAAGGGTGTCATGACCCGCTACGCGAAGAAGATGGTTCGTCCAGATATGTACGGTCTAGTCGTCGTTCGTGGTATGCTTGGTGAGTCTGGCGCCTGATAGCTAACTAAGCTAAGCTTGGCCCCCTGCTTCGGCAGGGGGTTTTTGTTTTTAACAGACTATTTAACTAAAAGGAGATATAAAATGAATATCCGTAAAAGAAAACTTTTAAAACTAAAGGCAAGAATGGCAATGAAGGCTGATGGTGTTGCTGAAGAAGTAAAAGCACCAGAACCTGTCCTAGAGGCCGCTGTAGAGCCTGAGCCTGTTCAAGAAGAGCCGGTCGTAGAGGTTGCTGTAGAACCAGAGCCCGTTGTAGAAGAGGCCAAGCCTAAAAGAAGAAGACGAAGAGCTTCTAGAGATAGTGAGTAAACTTCCCCCCGTTGTTACGGGGGTTTTGCTTATGCCTCCACTATTTAGTAAGTAAACAGGAGGCCATTATATGCCCACTAATCTATCTCCATCTTCTACAGTAAGCGCCATCATACTTCCTATAACAGGCTCTCCAGGCGATGTGGCTGCTACTTTACCATTTGGTGTTTATTCTGATTCAAATGAGTTCTTAAGCGGAGCAGCAGACCAAGTAGCTTATACCTATAAAAAACTTGGTGGTGATGTAATTGATATCGAACTTACTGTTGGTAACGTCTATTCAGCTTACGAAGAAGCTGTTTTAGAATATTCTAACATCATAAACTCACATCAAGCTTCCAATATACTTTCTGATGCTTTAGGTAATGATACGGGCTCATTTACAAGCAAAGGGGAGTTATCATCAGGAACAGATGCTTCTCTTAAGTATCCTAAGTTCCAAATAACTCAAGCAAGGAAGATTGGTGATGCTTTAGCAACTGAAGCTGGTTTTGGAGGAGTGACAAGAATTTACTCTGCCTCGTTCAAAGCTGTAAAGAATCAACAAGTTTATGACTTACAGGAAATAGTTGAGTCAGCATCTTTGTCTGGTGTAGATGATGCTGGAAACTCTGTTCCTTTCTCTGGGTCAGTTGATAACAAAAGAATTATAATTAACAAAGTATATTATAAATCACCAAGAGCTATGTGGAGATTCTATGGCTATTACGGCGGCTTAGGTGTTGTTGGAAATGCATCCACTTATGGCCAGTATGCTGATGACTCTACTTTTGAGATTATCCCATCATGGCATAACAAGCTTCAAGCTATCATGTATGAGGATTCGATTTATACAAGAACTTCTCACTATTCATATGAGATTTCAGATAATAGACTAACACTATATCCAACTCCGTCTAACGATAACCTTTCGGGTGTTGATATGCCTAGAATTTGGTTTAGGTTTTATATTCAAGAGAACGCTTGGGATGATTCCAATAGCTATGATTCTGGTGTTAATGGAGTCAACAACTACAATACTTTGCCATTTGCCAATATTCCGTTTGTTAATATTAACTCTATGGGCCAGCAGTGGATTAGAAAATATGCTCTCGCTCTCTCTAAAGAGATGCTTGGACAGATTCGAGGTAAGTTTGCCACCATTCCAATTCCTGGCCAGTCTGTGAATCTAAACGCTAATGAGCTTCTTTCTCAGGCAAAAGAAGAGCAAAGTAGCTTAAGAGACAAACTAGTCGAAATGCTTAAAACAATGGAATACAAAGAGCTTGCCAAGGCAGATAAAGAGAGGATTGACGCTTCTGTTGATGTTCTTGCTAAGATTCCAAATCCAATATTTGTGGGGTAATAAATGTCAGATAACGAATGGTCAAGACCTACAGCACCTCCACCTCCATTGTTTCTTGGTGAGAAAGAAAGAAACTTAGTAAAGCAAGTTAATGACGAACTAATAGAAAATGTCATTGGCCAGCAAATTCTCTATTATCCTATTGATATCGAAACAACTAATTTTAATCAAACTTATGGGGAAGCTATTGTAAAGACATTCCTGCCCCCTGTAAGAATTTACGCTCTAGTTGAGAGAAACACATTTGGTACAAAGTATCTTGACAGTATGGGCCTTGATAAAGAATATAGCATTACTGTATCTTTCCATAAGCGAAGACTAACAGAAGACCAAGATCTATATGTTAGAGAAGGAGACTTTGTTCTCTATGGCGATATTTACTTTGAGATTATGAAACTTGAAGAACCGGTACAACTATTTGGACAAGTAGATCACTTGTTTGAAATTAAAGCAACTTGTAAGAAAGCAAGAAAGGGTCTATTCGATGCTACCTAAAGATTTTAGCTTTGCTCAACTTCCGCCAGGAAGAAAAAACTTCACCCTAAGAGAACTAGGTATCTCATCTTCAACCTTAGAAGATATTGATTCAACATTCTTGAACTATCTAAAAGAAGACCTTGAGTTATCTACCACCACATCAGAAGGTTTTTTAAAAGTTCCAGTATTATGGATCTCTCCAGAGAGAGCATTCCAGATTAAAAACAACTCCCTACTAAGAGATGAGACAGGAACATTAAAGCTGCCGCTTATATCTGTAGAGAGAACCGGACTAACAAAAGATCCTACAAAGAAAGGATCTTTTCAGGCCCACCTCTTTTCTGACAAGCTAAATGGAAGAAGCGGAAGGATGGTTATCGCCAAGCAAGTTGTTCAAGATAAAACCAGAGATAACGCTGTTGCTTCATCTAAAAATATTTACACTGGTGGCTCACAACAAGAGTATTTTCCCAGGGTAAATAAGAAGGTTATCATCAATACCTTAAGTATACCAATCCCTGTTTATGTAAATTTAGAGTATAAAATTACAATCAAAACTGAATACCAGACACAAATGAACGATCTTGTAACTCCGTTCATTACAAGAACTGGGCAAATAAATGCTTTTGTTTTAAGGAACAACAACCATTTATATGAAGCTTTTATTGAGCAGTCATTCTCTCCAAATAATAACTTATCTTCTTTGGCTGAAGAAGAGCGAATGTTCTCAACAGAAGTAAAGATAAGAGTACTTGGTTATCTAATAGGAGAGTCAGGAAACCAAGACAGACCACTGATTGAAAGAAAAGAAAACATAGTTAAAGTGTTCTTCCCATCCGAATCAGTTGTTCCAGATGGTAATGACAAATTAATTTAATTTAGTTGTCTTTCCGTTTGAGGTCAGAGTTACTATTTATTCTATGAAAAAGGTCATTTTTTTTTAAAGTGAGGAGCTAAAATGCCAGTTAAAAATTTTAAGTTTTTGTCCCCAGGTGTCTTCATCCATGAGATAGACAACTCTTTTACCCCGAGAGAGCAGGAAGGAATTGGTCCTGTAGTTATCGGTAGAGCCCCAATGGGAAGGGCCATGCAGCCAGTTAGATTTCAGTCTTATTCTGACTTTGTAACAATGTACGGAGATACTGTCCCCGGTGATGCTGGTGGTGACATTTCAAGATATGGTAATTATCAAGCTCCAATGTACGGAATCTATGC